AAGATGATTTCGGTGATTTAATCCTCACGATTCCTTACGAGGTATGTGAAGAACTGGGATGGGATATTGGGACAGAATTAGATTATGATATTGAAGATAGTTCATTTACATTAAGGAAAGCAGAGGATGAGTGAAGAATTAGTTGAGGTATCTGCAGAACAAATTGCATTATCCCTAAAGAACATTAATGAGTGTCTCTTAGCACTCGGGAAGCGCCTACAAGAGGTGGAAAAGTACATGACCGAGTTACCCACGCCAGCAAAGACTTATTACAAACCAGAGGGGTATGAGGACTATCTGAACTTAAAAGAAAACTTTGATGAAATCTATAGGAGGATTAGGGAGTTAGAAAATGGGGTGTAAGACAAATCAGTTTACTGATCAATGTGACGATAACCATTGTTATAACTCTGTTCCAGCAGCAGGTACAGCAGGAGCAGTAGAATTCGAGTACGAAGAATATCCTAGGGCATTCCTCCGCGATCCACAGCAAACGAATAATTACAATATTCCTGCACGAGATGATGATGCTGTTATGTACGAATCTTTTAGAGTTTCGTATGACACTTCTTTAGGAGCGCCGCCTGCTATTTGTGGGATGGTAACTAAAGTAGATAATTGTACGACTAATTACGGTAGAGATAATTTTAATGACAGCGTATTAGCATTTAATTATACTCCTAACGAGTTATCGTTTGACTTTCAGTATTCTGATACTTGGTTTTCTTATCTTTATGATACGTCTGATAAAGCAGGACACATTGGACAGGCAGCATATTATTTGGAGACGCGCCGAGGAACCACTACTACTACACCTTCTGGCGGTACACCAAGTTCAACAACTGATGATGGGGTGAGATGTATTCCTTGTACAAACTTTACTTGTAGTCCTGCTAAAACCACATTAAGTTATTCTGGTGTAGAAGATCTAACAGGTGATTCAGATTGTCCCCATCCGACATTATTTGCTATTGATACTGAGTCACTTAAAGTTGCATTTAGTTATAATCAGTTTTCGAGTCAATTACCTAATGGTGTTTTAGACTTTGAGGTTAGTTTTGATGGTGTAACTTATGCTGATGCATGGGACGCAGCAGAAGAAAGCGGTATTGAGTATACTTCAAGTCAAAATCCTTGGTCAAATACTGGTGATGGTGATGCAGGATTTTCTGATTTTGAAATTTTTGACATTAATGACGGTGCAAATGCAGTAGATTTGCGAATAAAATTTAGAATTGAGTCTATTTTTGATGATTCTGGTGCAGTAGTTGTGTACAATGGCACTAAATGGGTTGCAGCAGAGATATTAAATCCTGGAACAGGGTTTTCTGTAGGTCAAGTATTTGCTTTATCGACCCCAGTTCGTTTAGCAGATAACTCTGTAGTCAATTTAACACTCAATTTAAAGATTACGTCTGTCGGTCCTGTGTCAGTTTTGTCTGGTGGTGACCCTCAAGACATCATGAGAGCAGGTGATACACTCAATGGACATAGAATTACCCGCACTTTTCACACTGAAGTCGGTGAATTTCCGTATCATGTAGCGTATCTTGATGGAAATGGTAATGATTTTGTAAAAGATACACAATATACCTCTAGTAGAAACCACATTATTACCGCAAAAGCGGGTTATGGCATTGCAGATCGTGCAATGATGGTTGGTTTATACGAATTTTTGGATAAATCGCTACAATTTGTCACGGGAGATGTCAATGAAAACGCTCCAGATGTCTTTAATACTGTGCGTTCTCCAGTTGCATTCATTTCTGTCAATGAAAATGGCGGAATTTCGGACATAAACATTGATTCTGGCGTCTTTAGTTTTAATAATGAGAGTCTTGGTGATTTAAATACGGATTCTCAGTTGTCTGGATACAGTTCTGGGGATGATATCGCAACTTCTGGTGGTACTGGAAGCGGATTAACAGTAAATCTAAATGTAAGTGAGATATTTGATGATGGTGGAAGTCAAATTATTGATCGTATTGCAAACGTAACAGTGCATACACCTGGTTCTGGGTACACTGTTGGTGATAAAATTACTATTTCGGGTGGTTCTGCAAAAATTCAAGTGTTAGAAGTCACTAATGGTGGTGCTAATTTGGACAAACTAGACGGACCACCTATTTTAGAGGTTAATAATCCAAATGATAATGAGACTGGACTATCAAATAAGTCTACAGATGATGGAAATCCAGAATTTGTTTTCAAACTTAGTCCTAGTAAACTAAAATTTGAAATGGTTACAAAGGACGGTGGTGCTGATGTTGAAATTATCTCAGAAAATGGTGGAAATAATGTTCCAGCAATCGTAAAAGGTGACTTTACTGGTGGAGTGTTAACTTCTGTAGAAATTGTTAAGGCAGGTAAGGGATATAGTGCTGCAACAAGACCTCAATTGGTTATCGATAACCTCTACGAGGAGGTAACGGATACCGTTAAAAACGAAGGGTACAGAGATAATCTAGTAGATGAGTTCCAAGGCATCTTAAAAGACCTTCCAGATGGTGGTCTGACCGCTTCTCCACAGGATTTACAGGCAATTTCAGACTCTTATGATCAAGTTCCTAAGACACGAGATGAAAAAAAGAAAACTCCTCCTATGGATATCAAATTTGATCCTGATAGAGATAGACTGCATCAACGCAGTCAACGTAAATTAAGTAAAGATACTACAGATCCATTAAAAAAATCTATCGTTCCAGACTACGATTTATCATATTTGAAAAACGTTCCCATTACTTCCGATTATAAAAAAGTTATTAGAGAGGATAAAAAAAGAAGTCAGAACACAGTACTTCAAAATATTGATGATATTACACAAGAGAGACTTCCTGAGGTAGTATCCTTTCAAGAATCTAAAGTTGAAAGTAATGTTGGTAGTTTTTCAGAGTTGCCAACAGCAACAGCAGGTACTAAATACCTTATGAGGCAATATCGACCCGACCCCGCTAAAGTTAAAAAAATTACCGTTACTTTAGGTTGTACACCTGTTAATATTGGAACATCTCATTTTGTATGTAATGCACCAACAGAACAAACGGATACTGATACTGGTGTGATTACAGATGAGAATGGAAATACTACTCAAACAACTCAAGTATATACAATGGGTACAGTTGTACAGGGTCCTGGTTGCCAAACATGGAGTGCAAGTGGTACAATGACTATCTGGCATGATCTTAGCAGAGATGCCAGAACTGTTGTACGAGCAGCTCAAGCATACGGTAATCCTTACGCAGTATAAAAATGGCAGGACCAGCAGCATTATTCATGGGTAGTTGTAGTGGACACGGAGCAGGTTCTGGGTCCACTCACCATCCAGGACTTGGTGGAGGTACTCTACCAGGATGTACAATGCCAGCATTAGACCCGAAGATTGTGCCAAAATCTGTTGGTCTTATGAATGCAACTACATTATGGCCCCCAACACCGCAAAGGTCTGCCACCGAGTTGGCAAGAACTGTTAGAATTAATAATATTGGTCCCATCTTAGATCAAGATATATTAGTTCCACATCCAACACCTACTACACATCAGGTAAACTATACTGGTATTCCTAAAGTATGTTCACCAGGCACTGTGACTAATCCTGCATTTTGGTGTACAATTGGTACTGCAGGGGGGCGTGAACCCGCTGTGGGACATGCTCGTAAACTATTTGCTACCGTCAAGACGGTCTTTATTAATGGTCGTCGTGCAGGTACATTTGGAGATCCTTTTGGGGATTTCAGTGTGGCATTTCCATGCACCTCTGTGGTGACTGGATCTAGCCCAAACGTTTTTATTGGACTTATTAGAGGTTAATTATGGCAAAAATGAAAAAGTCGCTCACAGGCGGCAACATGATCGAAACGACTCCTAAAAAAACCCGTCAGGGGTCTGGACAACACACTAAGTATGCTTCTACTAGCAGGAATAATGCTAAGAAGCGTTATCGTGGACAAGGGCGATAAATATATTTGTATAAAGTCCTGACAGGGAGATGGCATTAAAAACTATAGGTGGGTCTAATTTTACAAAATCGAGAAGTTTTTCTGACTTGTCGATTAATTTTTCCAGAAATCCTTTTACTGACGATCTCTCTGTCGTGAAAAATGATAACTCCATCAAACAAGCAGTTAAGAATTTAATCCTGACTGCTCCTGGAGAAAAACCGTTTCAACCCTTAGTTGGTTCTTCTGTAACTAGTCTTTTATTTGAACCTTTAGATGGTTTTACTGCCGATTCAATTAAAGATGAAATTACAACAACAATCAATCAATATGAACCAAGAGTAAGACTTACAAATTGTAGTGTTACTCCAATTTATGAAAATAATAAATTAAATGTATCAATTGAATATCAGATAGTTGGTTTACCTATTGTTGAAACAATAGAATTTGTTTTACAGAGACCAGAGTAATGCAACCAAATAACCTAACAGCATTAGATTTTGAAGATATTAAGTCTTCAATTAAATCATATTTAAGGACTCGTTCGGAGTTTAGTGATTATGATTTTGATGGGTCGTCCCTATCATATTTGATTGACCTATTGGCGTATAATACTTACTACACTTCATTTAATGCTAATATGGCACTTAATGAAGCATTTTTGCCTTCTGCAACTATACGCGACAATATAGTAAATATTGCTAAATTGTTGAACTATGTTCCTAGATCCATCAAATCCTCAATGGGTTGCGTGAAGGTTACTGTACAGACTAATTTGGTCAATGGAACATATCCAACATCAGCAACTTTAAAGAAGGGTTCTGTTGCAACAGGTGGTTCTTATATTTGGAATATTTTATCTGATATTACAACTAATGTAAATCAAACTACTGGTGTTGCAGAGTTTGATAACGTCACTATTTACGAAGGGTCTTTAGTTACATTTTCGTATATTGTTAATACATTTGCAAACCAAAATTATAAAGTTCCTTCAGAAGACGCAGATATTTCAACGCTGGTAGTAAAAGTAAGACCAAATGAATCGTCTACTCAATTTGATGTTTATAATCGAGTAGAAACTATTGCTACTGTTACACCTACAACTAGAGCATACTTCTTATCCGAAACTGAGGATATGAGATATGAGATTAGATTTGGTGATGATAGTGTTGGTAGAGCAGTAAAAGATGGTGAAGTTATTGATTTAGAATATTTGGTTACTTCTGGTGCAGAAGCAAATCAAATCAGTGGGTTTGCATTTGTAGGTAAGATTGAAGATACTAATGGTATTTCTTATGGAACTACTGCTGAACTTACAGTAAAACAAAAGTCTCAGCAAGGAGATGCTCCAGAAAGTGTAGAATCAATTAAATACAATGCACCAAGATATTATTCTGCTCAATATCGAGCAGTGACTGCTCAAGATTATGCAATTATTACCAAAAATATTTATTCTAATGCAGATTCTGTAGTTGCATATGGTGGAGATGCATTAAATCCCCCTGTGTATGGAAAAGTTTATGTTGTTATAAAAACTAAGACTGGAACAAATCTAAATGATGCTACTAAAAAGCAAATTGCTGCTGATTTAAGACCTTATGCAATGGCATCCATTGATCCTGTTGTTGTTGATCCTGATGATGTTTTTATCAATGTGAATATTTTTGCATTATATGATACTGGTTGTGGATCTAATCCTTCGGAGATTGAAAGTGATATTAGCAAGGCAATAACTGATTGGGGTACTCAGACTAAAATTAATAATTTTAACTCTACGTTTAGAGCAGCACAGTTAGAGAAAGCAATTACTCTCTCCAATAAATGTGTTACTGATACTTCACTTCAAACAACAATTTTAAAATATATCAAACCAAATACCAATCAAACTAACACATATTGTATTGCTACAGGATCTAATCTTTATAACAGTGCTCCAAGTCAAGATGGTGGTGATGGTGCATGTAAAAAAGAACCTGTATTAGTATCAGGACCTTTTAGAACAGCAGATAGACCTGGTGTTGATCAACAGTTTGAAGATGATGGATATGGAAATCTTAGAACATTCTACAA